GGCACGCTGCCACAGATCGGCGCCAACCCATCGGTCGGAGCGTAGCGCCAGCCCGATCTCGATGTTGAGGTGCTGGGAAGCCCAGCGGATGATCTCGGCCGGGCCCTTGGCGCGAGCCTGCGCCCAGTCGTCCTCCAGCCGCTTGATGGTGACCGAACGGTCCCGGTTGGGCGTCACCATCCACCAGTTGCGCGAGTCCTGCCACGCCGGCGGGTCTGCCGGGTCGTGGGCGATGTCCTCCGGGAACTCGTAGAGCACCGGCAGCATCGCGCCCTGCTCCCGGCCGTCGCGGATCGCCCGCGCCAGTGCCAGCTCCGCCCGGAACGCCCCACGCGGCGGCTCGTCGGACTGGGTGGTGATGAACACCAGGAAGCCCTCGGGGTTGGGCAGCAGCCCACCCCGCAGCTGGCCGATGATGCGCTCGGCCGCCGCCACCTTGGCGATCTCGTGCAGCTCGTCGAGCAGCACCCCGGTGGGCTTCACCCCGGTCAGCACCGTGGTGTCGAACGCCTTGATCTCCAGCGTCGCCTTGGTCCGCCGGTCGGTGATCCGCCGCAGGTGCTCCTGCACGTGCAGACGCTTGCGCAGGAACCCGTCGGGGTCCTTGTCGACCATGCCCAGCGCCTGGCTGAAGGCGATGTGCGCCAGCGACACCGTCGGCGCCACCAGCAGGAACTCCGCCCGCGGACGCTGATTCATCAGCAGCGTCGTCACCATCAGCGCCGCGGCATAGGAGGTCTTGGAGCTCTTCTTGGGCGCCAGCAGGAAGATCTCGCGGATCATCCGTTCCCGTGCGATGGGATCGAACGATCCATGCAGTGCGCCGACGATCTCCCGGAACCAGTCTGCGCCGGCTTCCGCAAGGGCGGGCGTTCCGATGACGTCCGGCAGCCGCAGCTTGTTGAAGATCGCTACGGCGCGATTGGCTTCTCCCGTGTTGAGTTGGGGCAGATCCGGCAGCAGCGACCGCCCCGTCCGGATGCGTTCCCGCCAGTCCGGTACTGCAAGCGACCATGCTGCCATATCAATTGACCAGACGGCCCCACTCGTTGCCGTCTCCGGCGGTCAGCGCGTCGCGCTCTGCCGCTTCTTTCTTGCCGAGAGGCTCCTCCACCCGTTTCGGTGCGTACTCGGACCACCCCGCCCGCACCTTCAGCCAGAAGATCGCCGCCGACAGCCCCTCGCGGGTCGGCTTACAGGCCATCGTGAACAGATTCTGCGCCACCTTGGCCGTGGCCTTGATCGTGCCGAGTTCGACCTGACCGGCGTAGTGAAATCTCAGGGTCTTGGGGTCGATGCCGACCAGGCGGGCGATCTCTTCCTGCGGGATGCCGAAGCCGGACAGAGATTCGACCAGGTTGCGAGTCTCGTCGGTCGGCACATGCGGGGGCCGACCGGCCTTACGGGTGGTCACTTTATATTCCTAAACGTTGATAGTGTGAACGCAATCAATGGTTGGATCAAAGCACTCTTGATCTCCCGCTGGCTTCGGTTCAGGATTGCTCTCCGTGTGGAAGCTATCGAACATAGATCAGACAGATCCGGTTCAAAGCTACACTTGCGTTCCTCTCGAAGCGTATCCAGCGCCTCCAAGAGCGCCGTTTCGCACACTTCTTTATGCTCCGCTCGGCGGAAAATCATGCTGTTCATCGTCCGTTGGGAAATCTCGCAGGCCGCCCGGAAGGCGACTATTCAGCGTTTCTCGAAACCGGCGGGGCGCCGCCGGCCGGCGTGAAGATGCTCGGCCGCTGGCACACCGCCGATGGCGCGTACGGCTTCGCCTCTTGCATGCGCGGGGCGCGGCCGGAGTCGCGTAGAGGAGAGTTGTCGTGAACGAGCAGTCGATACGTTTTACGGATGGCGCGGCTTACGAACGCATGATGGGCAAATGGAGCCATCTGGTCGGAGATGCCTTTCTCCACTGGCTCCATCCCGGGGGCGGCTTGAAGTGGATCGATGTCGGCTGCGGCAACGGGGCCTTTACCGAGCTTGTCGTCGAGCGGTGCGCGCCCGCGTCCGTTGAAGGCATCGATCCCGCGGACGCGCAGCTCACTTTCGCTCGCGGCCGTCACACGAGAGGCCTCGCGCGGTTCCAGCAGGGTGACGCCCAATCATTGCCTTTCGCCGAGGCGACGTTCGATGTCGCTGTGATGGCGCTGGTGATCCCTTTTGTCCCGGAACCTCCCCGCGGTGTGGCGGAGATGGTGCGAGTGGTCCGCCCGGGCGGATGGGTGGCAGCGTACATATGGAACTTGCCGGGTGGGGGGTATCCCCTTGAGCCGATCCTCCAGGAGATGCAGGCGGTAGGCTTGCCGCTGCCGCTGCCGCCCCATCCCGGCGTATCGACGTCGAGCGCGCTGAGAACCTTGTGGAGTGACGCCGGCTTGAAGAATGTCGAAGTCCAGAGGATTCCGGTCACCCGCACTTTCGAGAGCTTCGACGACTACTGGTCGGCTTGCATGGCCGGCTCGACGGGCCAGGTGATTGCGAAGCTCAGTTCTGACGACGCTGCGACACTCAAGGAACGGGTCAAGGCCCGCTTGGCGGCGCCGGACACCGGCGCACTCATCGTCGCCGCGCACGCAAACGCCGTAAAGGGTCAGGTGCGCTAATGCATCATGGAACTTCGGGAAGGAGGCTTCATGGACAGCGCAGCAACCGCGCAGAAAGCTCGAGTTAGAGCGCAGTTTGATACCGCCGCATTGGAGTATGACACGGGCCCAGGATGCTTTGCCTATTTTGGAAAGCGGTTGGTGGAATCAGCGGAAATATTACCCGATCACCGAGTACTTGACGTGGCAACCGGCCGAGGAGCAGCTTTTTTTCCCGCCGCTGAGCTCTTGAGTAGCGCAGGTGAGATCGTCGGCATCGACCTTTCGGATGAAATGGTGCGCGCCACAAACGCGGAAGCAACCCGGAGGGGTGTCCCTGGACGTGCTCAGGTCATGGATGCGGAGCACTTGGTGTTCAAGGACGCTACTTTTGATCGAGTGGTATGCGGATTTGGGATTATGTTCTTTCCTGATCAATTGCACGCTCTCGGAGAGTTCCAACGTGTGCTGAAACCCGGAGGAATGCTAGCTGTTTCGACATGGAGAGTAGCACAAATAAGTGAAATTCTGGCCGCCATGGACGAGTTGGGAATGAAGAGGGAGCAGGCGCCAGGCTGGATCGCCGAACCAGAGAAACTATCAAGCCTCTTGATTGGAGCGGGGTTCACAGACGTTTCAGTACGTATCGAATCTCATTCATTCAAATACGTGGATGTCGAGGAGTATTGGCAACAAGCGCGCGGAACCGGGCTGAGGCGCACGTTGGATAATTTGGATCCCGGAGGTGCTGAACGATTGCTCGCTGCTCTAAGGAGGCGGGTGTGTTCTGGTGGGGCAAAGGGCTTCAGTTCGGTGTCGACGGCGCTCATAGGGCTAGGGCGGCGTTAGCACTGAACGGAAGGAATAGTGGGACCATTCGCAAATGAGAGGTTGGATGCCTGCTACCGGTTGAAGCGTACTTGCTTGCATGATCATACCCCACGAGCTTTCGCAGGTCGCGGCATGTGAGATCTGGACAATTTCTCTTATTGCGCGCAAGGAGGCTACCATGATTGAGAAGGACGTTGGCATCGCTCATGCGGCCGGTTCTGACTCTTCGCTGATTTTCAACGAAGTGGTGAGCAGCGAGTTCGAGATCGACAGCATCATAGGGCGGCCAAATTCGCGGGTATTGGCCAAAGTCACGAACCGGCTTGATGACCTTTGCCGCGAGTTTATTGCCGCATCACCCTTTTTGATTGTGTCGTCCTCGGACACTCAAGGCCGAATGGATTGCTCGCCGAAAGGCGATCCGGCTGGATTTGTTCATGTTCTCGACGATTGGACGCTCGCTATTCCTGAACGACCGGGCAACCGTAGAGCTGACACTTTTCGCAATGTCCTGCAAAATCCCAAGGTGGGGCTTGTCTTTCTTGTTCCCGGCAAAGGGGAGACGCTGAGAATCAGTGGATCTGCGCGAATCGTTCGCGACTCGTGGCTTCGGGAAAAGTTGGTCCACAAGGGAATAGTGCCGGAGCTGGCGTTGGTTGTGAAAGTTGAGGAGGTGTTCGCACATTGCACGAAATGCATGGTGCGTTCGGGACTTTGGAAACCTGAATCATGGAAGCCGGAGGGTCTGCAGTTCACCATTGGATCAGCAATGGTTGCACATGGAAATCTAGAACTCTCGGTTCAGGAAATGCAGGCCATTGCGGATGAACGGGTGCGGACCAGCCTTTACTAGGATGGAGCACCGCGCCATTGCTGACGCGAAGCTCCGGCTCAACGAATGTTCATGATCAAGGAACTCAGGTATATCCAAGCGGCGCGAACGACGGCCGTTGTTGGTCCGATAAGCTTCCCGACCAATGGTTGATTAGCCGCGCACAACCGCACGGAAAGGCACGCCCGTTTCGGCCACTATAGCGACTCCCGAAGTGACCGACTGCCAGCGCAGAACTATTGTGTCGACATACCGCGGATCGAGTTCCAGCAACCGAGCCCGCCTTCCGGTCCGCTCCGCCGCGATCATCGTCGTTCCAGAGCCGCCAAACAGGTCGAGTATGATGTCTCGGCTCTTTGACGAATTCCGGATCGCCCGCTCGACCAGCGCCACCGGCTTCATCGTTGGGTGCAGATCGTTCTTCACGGGCTTGTCGAAAAACCAGACATCTCCCTGGTCGCGCGCGCCACACCAGAAGTGGTCCGCACCTTCCTTCCAGCCGTAGAGGATGGGCTCGTATTGGCGCTGATAGTCGGCCCGGCCGAGCGTGAACGAGTTCTTGGCCCAGATGACGAAGGTCGACCATTTGCCGCCGGCCTCGCGAAACGCCCGCTGCAGCGTGTCCAGTTCCGACGACGACATGCAGATGTAGATGGCGCCCTTGGTGACTGCGAGCATGTTGGCGCTCGCGGCCGATAGCAGCGCGCCGAATTCACTTCCGAGGGAGTCATTAAGGATTGGACGGTTCTTGCCACGCTGCTTGTCGCCGGCCGAGTTCGCATAGTTCACGTTGTATGGAGGATCGCAAAAAGCCATATCCGCCAGCTCACCGTCCAGGAGCCTGTCGACGTCTGCGCGAACCGTTGCGTCACCGCACAGCACTCGGTGCTCGCCGCAGATCCAGAGGTCACCGGGCTTGGAGATCGGCTCCGCGGGCGGCTCGGGTGCGTCATCCGGATCTCCTCCACCAGAGTCATCCGGCAGCAGCTTGCCCAGCTCGAGTTCGCCGAAGCCTGTTAGGCCGAGGTCAAAGCCCATTGTCTTGAGGTCGCCAAGCTCGACCGGCAGCAACTCGGCGTCCCATCCCGCGTTCAGCGCCAGCTTGTTATCGGCAATGACGTAGGCGCGCTTCTGCGCCTCCGACCAGCCGGTGGCGATCATGACCGGGACATCGGTGATGCCGAGGCTTTGGGCCGCGAGCACGCGACCGTGGCCCGCGATGATCGTGCCAGCATCGTCGACCAGCACCGGCACCGTCCAGCCCCACTCGCGAATGGACGCCGCGATCTCGGCGACCTGCTCGGGACTGTGGGTCCGAGCGTTCCGAGCGTACGGGACCAGAGCCGCAACAGGTCGGCGCGCCACGGCGTCGGCTGGCCAGCTCGGACCTACCTCGGTCACGGGCGCGGCTTTCTGGGCCGTACGGCGCGGCTTTGGCACCACAGCGGTCATTGTCGCCTTTCGTCGTGAGGCCCAGACACGGGCCAATTCTTGGAGGTATTGGCACGCGGGAAAAATTCTCCGCATGAGCCCCGTGCGGTTGCCGCCCCCAAAAGCCCCAGGGATCAGAGGCCCCCCGGCCTCGCGGTGCGCCTCGCGCGTTCGAATGCAGTCTTCGCGGTATGGTGCGAGGCGCAGAGCAACCAGACGTTCGATCGGTCCAGCGGAGCGCCACCGTCCTTCAGTTCAACGATGTGATCGACGTACATGCGTCGCTCGGCGCGACCGCAGCCTTGCGCCTGGCACCGGCCATTCGCCTCTCGTCGCACTCGGTCGCGCAAAGCGATCCATTCGGCCGAACAGTAGAAGGGCTCGGCGACCTTGGGCGGCAGCGCCGCGGTCCGGAGGTCCACCATCCCGATGCGCGGCCGCAGCGTCGGCAATCCCATGCTCGTGGTGTCCCAAAGAAAGCAATTCGATGAGCTGCAAGTTGGCTTGGCGGCGGCCGCGATCGGAGCGCTTATGCGGCACGCGATCGCCCCAACCGCGAATGACCGGTGGGGCTCGGGTCAGTAGCAGGGCACGCGATGGTCGCGGCCCGCATGACTTGAGGTTCGCACCATGTCGAAAGCAACGAGCACCGCCGCCAAGAAGAAGGCCACTCGCACCAAGAAGGCGAAGCCGAAGGCGGCTACGAAGACGGAGCGCGCGCCCCGCACCGACAGCAAGCAATCCAAGCTGATCGAGATGTTGAAGCGGCCCGAAGGCGTTACCATCGCCGAGGTCGTCGAAGCCCTGCAATGGCAGGCGCACACGGTGCGCGGCGCCATCGCCGGGGCACTGAAGAAGAAGCTCGGGCTCAAGATCGAGTCCGAGAAGGTCGATGCCGAACGCGGACGTGTGTATCGGATCGCCAGCTGATGTATCGCCTGATCCTCCGCTCATGCGGCAACCCGGACTTCGGCCAAGACCCATCTCAGCCAATGTCTCCGACTGAAGACATTGCGGTGGATACACTACGGCAGGCAGCGCAAGTCGCACGTGCTTACATCGTTCGCCACAACCTCGGCGGTGGGAATTTTCCAACGCCAAACGTATTCAAGGGCGATCAAGTTGTCGCCCGCATCTCCTACAACGGTCGAATCTGGCTGCCGCCGGATGGTGGCTGGAACGACAAGGATCCCAACGACTGGAGGCGATGGCGGGAGGCGTCGACATAATACTGCAGCCGCTGAAGCCGGCTTGAACGATCAGCCGGTGATCACGTCAATGACGTGGTCACCGGCTCTTGCGTTCTTGGTTTATTATTGCTCACGGCGCACACGCGGCTCGCGAGAGTGGTCCCAGTCTAGCCAGTCGCGCCGCGAGACCGTCGGCCACGACGCGAATGCTTGAGCATGGCGATAAAATGCCATTTCGACCGGGCGGATGTCTCGCCTTCCGTTGTCTCACCGAAAAGTGTCTCACTGGTTAGACTTTGCTTGACAGCTCGCGCGCACGGTCGATTACGAACCGATGAGAGCGCTTGTTCGGTGCGCGACGTCCGTTCAGCCGCCATACGATTACGCTCAGCGCGTACTCCAGCCGCCTGTTGGCTGTTGCTCTCGACATACCGAGTTCCCAGCAGATCTCTTTCCAGGGCATTCGTTCTGCTCGCTTCCATACGAGCTTCGCGTCGTCAGGCTCCAGCCAGACCGACCAATTGAGCGTCTCCTCCATGCGGCCGATTGCGGCTGCCGACGGTGGCGGCAAACGCATCGGTTCAGGCGTCTGTCCGACCAAGTCGCTGAACTCGACGAACATCTGGGGCCATGTGCTGAAGTAGCCCTGCCCTCGCTCAACAGGGAGCCGCCGCAGCACCGCGACAGCCTCGACCAGCCGCTCCTCGACCATCTCTGGAGTCCAGTCATTCATGGCGAGCCTCCTGACGTCTTGGCTTCCCGCCATAGAGTTTCTCGCCGAGCTGACGGATCAGTTCGCGTTCGGGCCAGGTCAAGCGATCGTCGTTTGCGTCGATCACCAGCACGCCCTGCGTCTGCCAGCCGGCACGCTTGATGTCTTCGGGCTGGCGCCGCTTGCCGCCGAAGCCCTGCGGCGCCCACCTCATCGCACGCCACCGTCAGTTTCAATTGCCCACAGCAGGATGGCGATGGCGTCGGCCTCGTTATCGTCGACCGGGCTGTAGCCGCGGGCGCGAACAGCAGCGATGACGGCAGCCTTGTCGGCGTTACCCTTGCCGGTGACGTGACGCTTGATCGTGCCGACCGGCACGCCCTGGTAGGCGATCGATCGTTCCTCGCACCAGGCGGTGAGCATCGCGAGAAGTCCTCCGTGCACGTGGGCAGCGTCGGTGCTCAGGTGCCGGCGGACCTCTTCGAAGTGGATGGCAGCGATGCCGCGCGCGTCTTTTGCGACGCCCTCCAGCCAGGCGCGGAAACGCAGGTACCGCATGCCCCCACCGTCGTAGCGGCTGGGACGGAACGACACCGTCCCGCTCACAATGCCACCGTCGGGCAGCGCCATGGCCCATCCGGTCGTGGTTCCAAGGTCAAGGGCCAGAACGACCCTGCTGGACAGCTCAGTTGGATAGACCGGCAGCAGCCTTGCGCCGCCGGCAAGAGGGGTCACAGTCGTCTCAGCCATGATGATCTCCGTCAAAAAGGGATGGTCGTGGTCAGGACGGCGACGGAGCGGTTCTTGGCGGAGCTCTCCGTCGTCGTCCGGCTTTGGGGTGTCTGGCCACCAGGCGGCCCGGTGGCGTGCGGGCGGCGCATCACGGCACATCCTCGAGCCAGGCAGGTGGATCAAGGAGTGGGGAACGTTGGTTTGCGGCGTGTGGACGTTCCCCGGCACGTTCCCCGACGTAACCCTTTGTTATCTCAGGGGTGGGGGAAGGTGGGGAACGTGGGGAACGTTTTTCCGTGTCCTCTCTCACGTGCGCGTGCGCGCGCGCGCGTGTAAGGGTAGAAAAACGTTCCCCACGTTCCCCACCTTCCCCGGAGCCTTTGTTTTCAATGGGATAGGTCGGGGAACGTTTGGTTTGAACGTTCCCCTCCGAGAGCAAACGTTCCCCTTTTTGGGTCAGCTGCCACCGCTTTGCCTGGTGCGAAACACCGAGCAACTGGAGACACACCTTCAGCCCGTCGATGTCGAATACCCGGTCGCGCATCTTGCCCAGCGCTTTGCCGAGACGGGTCCGCTGGGATTTCTCGTTGCCCGGCCCCAAGGGGAGCGGCGGTTCGCAACTGGCAGCAAGCTCGAAGAGGTCGCCCGTCCCCACCTCCGACGAGTTGAATCTGTACCACCACGTCGACACGAAGCTGCGCCACATCGCGCCCTCGCTGTCAGATGCCGCCATCATCTCCTCGATATTGCCGAGGAAACCCTCGATGCCGGCGACCTCAAGGACGCCGCCCAAGGTCTGCGACCAAGACTCATAGCTTCCGATGCTGTGGGCGCCACGCGGCCGGCCGGCGGCGATCCAGGCGCGGCAGAGGGTGAGGCATGCGGCGACGAGGCGAGCGCGGTTGGCTGCGACCCAGACCATCAGGTTGGGATGACGAAAGCCGCTGCGCTGCCAGGGCTGCTCGACATGCGCGTCGAGCCTGATGCGCACCAGCCGGCGCGCCATCTCATTGGAGAAGGTCGGGTTGTTGCCTGTGCCGATCCAGAGGCAGCGGATCGGCAGCCGGGTTATCTCGGAGACGCCCAGGACTCGGTCCTCCCAGAAGGGGGCGGTCAGGGCGGCGGCCAGCGCCGAGGCGTCCAGCTGACGCTTCAGGTTGTCGATCAGCACGATCGCCGGGATCTGTCGAAGCTTCGCCGTGATGCGCTTGCGCCATTCTTCCTCGTCGGTGCCCTCGGTCATCACCCCGGCGCCAGAGCCGGTGAGAATGGTCGAAATGGCATCGACCATCAGCGTGGCGCCGGTACCTGGCGTAGGCTTCTCGATCAGATGCAGCGGTGTGGGACCGTCGATCATGGCCCGCAGGAAACCCAGCAGCAGGAGCGACACGGCATGGGCGCGCTCGGCCAGCGAGGTGAACGGGAACTCGCCCAGCAGGTCGTCGCAGATCAGGGAGCGGGCTGCCGCTACTTCCTGCGCCGTCGGCTGCTCAGGGATGGCGGGCAGCTGGAACCCGGGTATCGGCTGGTACAGAAGTCGCGCGTCGGCGTGATAGCCCGGCTCGGTCAGCAGCATCCCGGCGCGGCCGAACACCGGCGTGGTGACGATACCGGCCAGCACCGGTAGCGCGGGATCGGGCGTCGCCAGCAGCGACTTGACCTGGGACGTCGGCGGATGCGCCGGCACAAGGTCGCCCTTGCTGTTCATGCGCCGCCAGTTGCCGAGCTTGGCCAGGATATGACGCAGGCGTTCCTCGGTAAGCAGGGCGACCATAGGCCGACCCTCGTCGTCGGGCACGACCCAGCTCGGCAGGCCGCCGGCGCGATATACCCACGGCGAACGATTGGACGACAGCAGCACGCCCCAAGCCCGGTCGACGGCGCGGGCAAGATCGCCTTCGTCGGTGCGCAGCGTCGGCAGTGGACCAGAGGGCTCGGTAAATCCGATCGGCAGATGCCGCCCGATAGCATCGGGGGCTCGCGCCGGCTCTTTCCCTGCCTTCGCGAAGAACGCCGCCTCGACGATCGCGGCCACGGCCTCACGGCCTTCGCGCAACAGCACGTCGTTGAAGTCGCAGCCCTCCCTGGGCGGGATGGCGATCACTACCTGTCGCCCCTCGCCTCGCAACCGCTGCGCCGCGGATTCCGCTGCACGAGTGCCGGCGCCGGATGCATCGTGGTCCGCCAGGATGACGATGCGGTGAGCCTCGGGCGGCAGCTTCACCTGTTCGAGATTGGTCGCCGACAGAGTGGCCCATACCGGTAGGCCGGGGCACGAGATCATCGCGGCGAGGCCGGTCTCGATGCCTTCGCACAAGCCGAGGGCGGCCCCAGGATTGATCGGGGCCAACCTCACCGCCCCGCCCGCTACCTTGCCCAGCATCATGCGCGGCTTCGGCACGGCCGCCTTGGTCACCTTGCCCGGATCCGCTGAGTCGACCTGCAGATACGTTCGATGTACCGCAACCGCCTCACCCGCGGGATTGCGCACCACGCCAATCACCGCGGGATAGCCGGCCTTCATCTCCCAATGGGTCAGATCATGGTGAGCCAGGAGGTCGGTTATCCCATCGGGTTCGAGGCCGCGCGATGCCAGATAGGCGGCCGCCGGTGTGCCGGCGATCGGGACCGCGTGCTCCAGGATGAAGGCAATCTCGCGGGATGGATCGCGCTCGGCTTTGGCCGCAACTTGCGCTGGCTGGACCCGGGCCGGAATGTTCGGCACCCATCCCACCAGCTCGGCCGCATACGCGAACAGCTCCCGGCCGGTAAGCTTTTCCGACGCCTCCAATGCGCTGAGCGGCCCCCCGCCCTCGCCGCCGTCGAACTCATGCCAATCGCCGGCGCGCTCACCCTTCAGCGCGATGACGCACGAGCCGTTCTTGCGCGGGGCATCGCCTCGGATGTTGGCGAGCCGCCATTCGTCCCCGACCCGCCGGCCGTGGCGAAACTGCCTCGGCACCCAGGTCTCCGCCGTGGCGCGCAGACGCGCCACGATGGCATCGAGGTCATAGTGGACCGGAGGTGTTGGAGGGTAGGTCGCGTCGTTGAGGTCAATCAAGCAGCACCAGGCCTTGCTCGGCGCGCGTGAT